GTGTTTAGTGCGAATCTATGGCATCGTGCCACAACATTTAGAAATGACCATCGATTCACTGTCGCAATTAAATATATGTGAATAAATAAATATGGGTAAAAAATGTTTCTGTAATGGCAATTAATAACACACAAACCAAATACTTTACTTCCGGAGAGATTAAGTTCAGTGCCATTCGGGATACTTTTGGTGATTTGGCAGGAACGAATATAAGTGCATCTGATTATCTAAGAAATGCCGGGGATGATGTTGACTGGTCTGATGATCCTGATATTAGTCCCAGAGTACCGAATGCAACAGAGAATGCGGATGTTGCGACATCATCTAATTGGAAGACATCACAATTAAGAGATTCGATTGTAGAATATAATATCACACAAAGTGGAAATGATGAAGAATTAGAATTTGCCGATACGGATACATCAGAATGGAATTCTAATTTATCAAAGAATGTGACCAAACAGATGAATGTTACAGGAACAATATATGCGAATCAGGTGAATAAGTATGCACTGAAGTTTGATGATGGAGATTATAATAACCTAACAATTAGTGTACCGAATGGTGGTGCAATCTATGGTGAGGGTGGTGCTGCCGGAGGAGGAAATGGTGGTAGTGCATTGTATATTAGAAATATTTCCAGTTATGATCATGTATCAATCACATTAGGAAGTAATGGTAGAATATGGGCAGGTGGTGGCGGCGGAGATGGTGGAAACAGTGGAAATAGTGGTTCTTCTATTTCATGTAGCACGAGTACTCAGGTAAGTGGTAATTACGGCAGTAGCGGAAGAAATTATCCTGGAGATGGAGCAGGAATCAATGCATGTCAGGCAAATACTAATTTTAGTGTGAATGGTATTGCTTCTGCCAATCCGAATAGTGTAAGATCACGTTGTCGTGGTGGTTCATTTAGAAGAGGACAGGGATGGAATTCGGTTGCAAGAAATGGTTATTCCTGTAGTCCGAATTGGTCATTTGTTTGTAATGCATCCCAAACTAATAACATTGCCGGTGGTAATGGGGGCAATGGAGGTAATGGAGGAGTCGGACAAGGGTTTAGTAATCAAGGTGGACCTGGTGCAGGTAATGCGGGTAATGCAGGTAATACTAACACATGTGCGAACTCAAGTGCAAGTAGCAGTGGAAATTCTGGAAATAGTGGTATTACGGGAGGAACATGGGGAGTTACACCATCACCCGGAGGTCAAGCAGGATATGCAATTGTAAAGAAGAGTACAAGTGTCAATCAAGGATCATCTAGCAATACTATCAAGGGCGGAATCATTAATGTATGATATAATAGTATGATGAATGATGTGAAACTTGCAACAATTGTATTTGCCTTTCTGGATGAATTCTTTTTACAGGAATCAGATGGAAAGGTATGGGAATCATCAAAGAACTGTCAAAAGGAAAGGTGGTCAATTTGTGATGGATGTGAACACTTTGATGAACCCGAAGAAGGATGTAAGTATTGTGGATGTTATCTACCACATAAGATAAAGGATCCATTTGGTGATTGTCCATTAGATAAGTGGATATCAAATAGCGAACAATGGTATGATGAGCACTATGATTATCTCAAACAATCAATTATTGAAAAAAACTCAGAACTGAAGGAGTATTTGAATGGAAACAATTGAACTCAAAGGTGAATACAATGATTTTATAGGAACATATTCTAATGTATATGATTCCAAGTTTTGTGATGGTGTTATTAAGTCTTTTGATTATTATCAGGATATTGATGCAGTCTTCTGTGAAGATGATCAATTTGAGAACAGTAATGCCGGACGATTTGATTGGGCATTAGATTTGGCAGAAATGAATCCTGCAATGAAAGATAATCATTCACAATTACTGAATGAAACATTACAATTATGTTTTGATGAATATGTAAATGTATTTGGTCATCTAAAGACTGTACCAATGTATTCACTTTCACAGAAGATACAGAAGACTCCTGCCGGTGGTGGTTATCATGTCTGGCACGATGAGAACTCAGGATTAGAACATGCCAATCGATGCCTTGTATGGATGATCTATTTGAATGATGATTATCAGGGCGGAGAAACAGAGTTCCTATATTATAAGAAAAGGATACAACCTGAGAAGGGAAAGTTACTAATATGGCCAGCAGGTATGACACATTGCCATAGAGGAGGGTTAGTATTAGAAGGAACAAAGTATATTGCAACAGGTTGGTTTCATCTGGCAAATTACAATGGATGATAATAAGGACGCACAGAGTGCTCATCCCCAGGGGGAAGAGTTTCCTACAATTAAGGAACAAGGAAAGAGTCTGGCAAAGTTTACATTTGAAGTGGTAAAGGATAGTGTATTCAATCTATCACCAGGAGAAGTATTCGCAAGTGATGAATTAAAAAAAGAACGATTGGATATATGTAAGAAGTGTGAGTATTATAGTATGAGACACAATAGATGTAAACACTGTGGTTGTTGGTTAGAACATAAGGTTAAGTTCAAGGTAAGTGAGTGTCCTATCTACAAATGGTGAATGATAATGAATGCTTGGTGAATGAGGTAATTAAGGTATGGAAGTATACTCTGGGTAGTTTTAATGATGAAAAGACTGAGAGATATGATAATATTATTTGTATTCTAAGAACGGGTATATTACTGACTTATCTGTTGACGAATGTCTTTATTGTGGCAGGAGTCATAAGGCACTGGAATTCAATTAAAAGTGTATCCATTGATACAGAATACATTAAAAAATAGGTTTTAAATATGATTATAAATATAAAACTCTTTTTTAACAAGGTTGTGGAAAAGTGTATTATTTGTGTGGATAAACCCTGATATTAGTTGTTTATCTGTGGAAAACTATGAGTATAGTATCTTCTAAACATCAGATCTTATGCAAGTTTAGCGAGCGTATCATGGAGAGCGCGGTTTGTCAACCCACGGGACGCGAATTTTTCTCGACGAGACATAAAATGTAACATAAAGACATCTTATAGTATAAATATATTGATTATAAATCTCGTCGAGATCTTACACTTGACATAGAACGAGATTGCATGATATAATCATACACTAGATATCTCGACGAGAACCATGAACGACTACGAGACATTCTACATATGGGGCTACGAGACATCATGTCATGATACTCGCGACGAGATGTATATGCTCGACGAGATGCATATACATCATGATACACAATACACATATGATCTAGATGATGAGTATGCACGAGATAGCACGGACTATCAAGAACTTGCATACAAACATTACGCATGATATAATACGTAAACATCACACGAGATACACATGTACGCACATAAACGCATTGTGAGTGTTACACTAGAAATTGAGTGTTATGAAGATCTAGACCTAAAATCCTATGACTGGAATGAAGTTCTAGGTCTAGAAGGTGATGAGAATGTTCAAGTTAGCATGGAAGAACTTGTAAGCAACTACTAGTGTGACACTAATTCGATTGGCACAAGACACTAGTTTAAAGTGTGCCAATCAACAAACTGTCACACAAGACGCGCACAGACCTGAAAATCGTGTATTGTAGTTTCAAGTCAAACAATTTTCATCAAAATGGATTACGACACTTTCGACACTGACATTTTCTCTGAGATTAATGACATGCCAGGTGAGATTTATGATGTGATTGAATACAAAGAAGAGGGAGAAGATAATAAGAAGTTCAACGTAGAAGAATATATTGAAGGAAATACAGACTACTAAGTAACACTCACTCATTCACCCTATCTAACACTACCATGACCGAACTTGAAATGCAAGCAATTGAAGTCCTTGAAATCGTTGAGGATTCAGTAGAATATATTTGTGCCGAAAATGTTATTAGTGGAGAAAAGGTCTGGACTATGGTAGCAGCACTTGCCGATGCCAAACTTGCACAATTCCCTGATAATTGAGAGACTAAGTAACACTCACCTCACTTCATTCAAATCATGAACTACACTCTCAAGCAACTTCAAGACCGTGTTAATAGTATGATCAAAGAACAGGGAGAAGATGCAGAATGTGCCGCATGGATTTATACCAAGGAAGATATTCATATGAAGGATGAAAATGGTGAGGTTGATTATGATATTGAGGTAAATGATCCTACACTTGTTGCACGTATCTTTGATAATGTTGGGCAGATAGATTACATCTACACCATGATTCAAGACTGTGTGGATGAGGTTACAGAGGAGCAACTAATGTTACAACAGCAGGAATTAGTGGAGACTAAGTAATACTCAGGTCAGCTGCCCGTGGACGATCGGAGAGGTGGCACAAGGTTTCGGCACAGGGTCCAAAATCGTGTATTGTAGAAGGGTGAAAGAAATCAACCAAATGCAGACCTACACCGACCCTTGCACCTATGCCATGCAGAGCGACATGCGCCAACTCAAAGAGATGATCGCATCAGACCTCTCTCAGTACATGCTGGAAATGATGCCTGATCTGGAAGGGGCAATCGATTGGGTATGCGATCGTTTCGGTCTTGATTGTACCGAAGAACTTGTAGATTTCGTTGCTGATTGTCACAATGAGTTCAATTCAAACCTATGAAATTCACCATCGTTAAGTTCAAAGGTCGTTGGGTAAAGGTATCCAACAAACTATCACCCCCGACTGAATGGGTTACAGTCATCAACAAAGCAAACCTTAAGTAACACAAACTCATGCGTATCTGTCTTTCTGCCATTGTTATTTTGTTAGGTGCCAATCTTCTCATCGATCTGTTGGATTCTGATATGGTGCAGATCATGCAAGAGCGTAACGACCAAATCCAGCGCAGCATAGACCGCATGTGACAGTCGGACTAGTGCCACACGATTTTGGCACGACCCTCAAAATCGTGTATTGTATAGAAGTGGAGGGGACAACGCCCGCCACACGCTCTAAACCTTCTCTCTTCTCATGCGTAAGATCGAAACCCAGATGAACGCCGCCATCCAGGCGAACCAAGACTGGAAGTCAGGCAACACTCAGGTGATCACCATTGAGGGTGTGAGTTTCGTCTATCTCCACGGCAATCAGATTGCAACAATCGATGACGACTCCATGACCATCTTTGACGGCGGTTGGCAGTCCAATACCACCAAGAGCAGACTCAACGCCCTGTGCTCTGAATTCTGCATCACTGGCGAGGGAGTATTCCAGAAGGATTTTGTTTGGTACGTCCGCAAATTTGTAGGGCAGGCAGGTCAGAGCAAGGTCTACAACGCTGATGAGTTCGTCAATGGATACGTGTTCGCATGATCAAAACTAAGCAGGAGTGGGCACGCTGCTATGCCCGCTTTTATTCAATCGTTCTCATCCTGATTCTTCTCTGATCATGTTCCGCATTGCTACCTCCCTTTCAACCCGTCGAACCCTGTGGGTTTCCAGCGACGGTGCGGCACTCCCTGCGTATATCCATGCCGGTGCGCTCTCTTCTTACAAGGGTCATGTAGAATCAAAGAATCGCTACTATTGCAACCCTGAGGCAGCAAATATTTCATTCCCTATCTAACCCAAATCTCCCTCCAATCCTTCAAAATCCTAATTCACAACATGACAAAAAACCTCCACATCGAACATCCCGAAGACACAATCCTCACTGGGGATACTTCGTTTTTAGTATCTCTCAAAATGAAGGGTGACTTATCAGTGAAAATTGACGGGGCACCAGCAATCGTTTGGGGGACTAATCCTGCATCGGGTAAGTTCTTTGTGGGGACCAAATCCGTATTCAACAAAGTAAAGATCAAAATCAACGAATCGCATCAGGACATTGATGCAAACCACACCGGACAGGTTGCAACAATTCTGCATAAGTGCTTCGACTATCTACCACGGGTTGGGGGTATTATTCAAGGGGACTTCATCGGATTCGGTGGTGCTGATGAATACACACCGAACACAATCACCTATAAGTTCGATGACATCGTAGAAGAGGAAATCATCGTTGCGCCGCATACGCTCTACACGGCAGAATCCGACCTACGTGATGCCGTGGCAGAACCGCTAAGGTTTATGATCACCGATACAGTCTATTGTAAGTTCGT